GATTGAGCGGATTCACCATTCCGTTTATAGCCCCAGAGTTATAAGAATTATAGCTGTAAGGCACAAATGACGGCATATCTATAGACCATCTTCCATCGAGAATTCTCTTATTTTTCCATTTAAAACCGTTTCCTACTTCTCTCTCATAGTTGGCTATTTCACGATCAGCTTTTACATCTTCATTATCTTGTCGCCATAATTTAGAAAGTACATAAGCTCTTACTCCTGGATATAGACTATCATCAATAGCAAGAGAGTCATCAAGAGTTTGAAGTTGGATTGGAGAAGCTTCATAGTAAAGATAAATATTATTTGTTCCTGCTTCTCTAGGGGGAGCAAAAATATAAAGAGTCTTACCAATTACATAATACTTTGAAGGAACTCCATAAAGTGTAGGATCAGGCGAAAGAAAATTTGGAGACTCTTGTGCCATTTTCTCGATATTGGTTCCTTCTAAGGGTCGCCAGGCATCTATATTACCGCTAGGGCGATTATAAAAAACTTTCTCGCTCCCTAACCAATCACTAGGCATAGGATAGTCCCTTTGTCCCATAATGGCAGAAGTAAAGGCAAAAGATTGAAGAACGCGAGTCCGACGGACATAATCATTTTGAGCTAAATTAATTAAATTTAACATCCTAGCATCTGAGAAAAATGTAGGATTTGGTTCTATGATCTCGCTGCGGAGATCTGCTACAATATACCGGCCAGTAATGCTCATAATATTTATCCTCGCATACCTGTGGTTTTAGAGGTTAACCACAAACCTTTTTATTTAATTTGTTATAGTTCTATAACTACAAAATGAAAATTATATCTCAAAGTTGACGCATAAGCTCCACCAGATGTATAGAAATTAATTGGATTATCAGCTATACACCAAATAGGTCTTACTCCATAGTTAATAAGCGTTGCATTTGCCCCTAATGGAGTTGCGACATACCATTGATTCATCGTAGTCTCATCTGTCCATTGAATATACATATTTGGAGCTGCATCTGCATTAGTAGCTGAAGCAGTACAAACAGAGTAAACTAGAATTTGATACATACCAGTTGTTTTAGGTGTAAATATTGCTGTCGGTGAAAAATTTGTAGCTACTGCTATCTCATCAAGAATAGCAGCTTTTGTAATTTTAATATCTACTGGAAGTGGTGTCTGAACTGCACCTGTCATTGGAGTAGCTCCAACAGCAGTATTTGTATCAGCATTATGACCGGCAGTAATAGCAACATTAACAAGATTTTTTGCATAAAGACTACCAACAGAATCTCCGAGAGCATTGGCTATTGCAGTTTTTATCTGGAGATTGGTACTAACACCACTTGCAATCTGGACTGATATAGTTGGAGTGGCCATAGGAGCATCGGTCACGGTAACAACTTCACTTCCTGCAACTGCACCAACTGTATAGGCAATAGTGGGAAATTGCGCCCAACGCAATGCCGTATAGGTAATGTAATTAATTGTGACTGATGGGAATGTATAACTCATATTATTTTTCCTTTGTGTATATTTTTAGTGGAGAACTACGGCTAGACTTTGGGACACTATAAATTAGGGTTGATCCATCCAGGCAGATAATCGCCAGGGAGTAGCAAGGGCAGTAGAGTATTTCATCCATATTCCTGTCGTTCGGAGATTAAAAACTCGTTCAGACATTAGAATGAGAGAATAGCCCTGATCTGCTACTGAATTTCCTTGCATTACTGCTAATTCATTTATTCCATCTACGCTTAGCCTAAGATTATGCGTAGAAGTAGTATCTTGAGTATGAAAAGAGATATAATCAGCTTTAAACCCAAATGGAAAATATTGCCAAGTTGATGTAACCGTAACAGTTGTATTATCAGCATAAAAAGAAACACGAAAACCGCTTATAGCTCCTGTTAGTGAAACAATACTTTGCGCTGTGACTGTATCGGCGTTATGACCCGATGTCACAACTAAAGAAAGCAAATCTCCTGCTACACTAATCCCAGATCCTGAAGGACTTCCCGTACCAAGAGCCGCAGCAATCTGGGCCATTGTACTAGCCCCCCGAAGCTATATGAATCGTAACGTTCCAAGAACTATCTATTGTGCAACTTTCATGTCCTACAAGCGCACTATTAGTAATAGTAATCGTGGGCCATTGACCCCATCTTTTAGCTGTAAATGTCATATAACTTTGAATTACGACTGAAGGAAATATTGCGTCCATTATGATTCTCCTTGATTTGAAATTAGCTTATTAGTTTTAAAGTTTATGGATGTATATCTAATGGTGTTAAAGTTATAAATATTACTGAAAGAGAGTCTAAAAATGCCCGACTAAGACTCGTTCCCGTAAAGTCAACTGAAAATTGAATATACTGCCCCACAAGACCTATAGGATCACCTGTGATTAATGGGGAACCATAACTTCCCATAGCAGATTGAATATTGGAAACGCGTGTTTTAACTTCTATAGTTGTTCCTGTAGGTATGGATTCATTTGCCTCAAAGATGCCCCAATATTGATCGGTTATTCCAGAATTGAAAATATTTGTTTCATAGTGAGCAGAAGTATAAAAATTATCTCCTGGCATGGTTTCAATTCCGACACCTAAATTATATCTAAAGGCAACATTGGCAGCCGTTAGAGCTACATTATAGATAACCACTTCATCAAGTGCGCCATCCAAAACAAAATCAAAATCAGTATAAGGTTGAATTCCCACACCTAACAATCCAAGATTTCCAGGGACAGTTGGATTAAAAGTTGGATCTGTAGCTACGGGACTTCCATCAATATAAAGAGTTACTGTAGTTATAGATCTATCATAAGTGACAACAACATGCTGCCAAGTATCTAATACTATCACATTATTTGTTTTGAATTCAACTCCACCATAAATAAATGAAATCGCTTTATCTCCATCTGTTCCAGTTCCTAAGAAATAAGATGCTCCAGGATCACTGTCGATGATTCCTTTATAGCTTCCATCTGTATGAACTTTTATCCAAACTTCAAGGGTAAGAGAATTAAGGATATTTAAACTTGAACTCATAGCGCAAGAAGCGTAACTATTGCCATTAAAATTTAAACAATCACTTAACTTTCCTGCTTCCCAAATAGGAAGATCTGCATAGGGGCCAGCTTGGAGATCTAAATTATTTCCATTTGAAGAACTATCCACCGCAATAATTCCACTTCCATCATTAAAGTGCCACCAGGCGACAGGAGCAAGAGCCAAAGATAGGGCAGCTGGGCGTATAACAGCTGCAATTCCAGTCCCGTAGACTTCAATATCAGAGCCGAAAGTTCCTTTATTCCAATCAATATCTGTATCCCAAAGTAATCGTTTAGGACTAACTAGTCTTACATTTATACTCCCATCTGAATTTACTAAAAGAAAATTTGTTCCATTTCCAACTTTAATACTATCTTGTGTATGGATTAAATCACGAATATCTAAATCATTCGCACTAACAGGTTGTGTAGCCTGCCAAAAAGTCCCCGTAACAGGCGTAGAGGGCATTGTGGCTATACTTACAGGTTGTATTGCTGGAAAATTAGAAATAGATACAGATCCACTAATAGGTTGCGTAACACCGCTTCCGTCAACTTGAATTCCACTAACAGTTGTTATTACTTTATTATTTATCGCTGCTAAAGTGGTTTCTGTAGCGGCTCCTAGAGGAAGTGGTAATGATGCTACAGAAATAGGTTGTATGACTCCTGATCCATCTACAAGAAGCCGAGTAGATAGGAATGTAAATTTATCTAAGTCAGTTTTTATACCTTTAAGTGTAGTTTCAGTTGCACCATTTGTTTGTAGTGGCCCAAGATTTGACACAATTAACTCCCTCGCACAATAACCCTATAATCGGGCGCACCATTAATATATCGTAAATAAATTCCATTACCGTGTGTTACTTCTAAAGTAACAGCTTGTGCAGGTGGAATACTTCCATCAACTTCTACTCCATACCAACTAAACTGGATTTTATTAGTTCCAGAAATATCATCATTTGCAATAATTATAACTTTAGCTGAACCAATAAACACAAAGAAAACAAAAGAAGCTGTAAGGGGTTGAATAGTTTGATCGTAATAGAGATGGCCCATTAAATTACCGCCTTTCGTTTTCCAACTGCTGTATCATAATCAAATTTTGCACGATCAAGATTTTCTTTTTCTGCATCCGTATTATTTTTCATAATATCTTCTTTAAGTTCGATAAATTGGTCGCCAGATAATGCAGCACTCTTTCGTCTATTAAAATTATCTATTTCCATCTGCTTCATTTTATCCACAATCTTATCTTGAACATCAATCTGTCTTGCCTCTCCAAGAATCTTAAGACGTTTTCGTTCTTCTTTCATCATCTCAGACCATCGTTGATGAATTGAAGCAACTTGTATCTTAGAAGGAACTGGATAATGGCTTTCAAAAAATCCTGGAAATAATCGCTTCACTTTTTGAGGCGTTACCAGGCCTAATTGCATCAAATGAAAGATAACCCGCCGATAACCGCTTTTAATCATTCTACCTGATCTATCATGTACAGGTAAAGCAGGCACATATTGAATATCTGTAGCACACAGATCGACTACCTCTCCACGACTATCAATATAATAAATTCCAGGTAAATGATCTGAATGGGAAAACTGACAAACTCGTAAATTCTTATTTAGTTGTCTAAGTTTTTTATACCAAGTAATCTGTGTCATTTCTTCCTCCAAAAGAAAATAATTATTTAGCCATCTGCGCTTTACGAATTAAAAAATTCTTTAGACCACTCATAGGCCCAGTAAGAATACCAGTATCTACAATAGGCTTTTCAACTGGAGTTACTTCTTCCTGGGTTACTTCAGCTTTTTCATCGGATTCAAATTTTTCCATTGCGGCTAAAGCATCTTCAAGATCTTGAACATCTTGATTTTCATCTTCACCCTCTTCTTTTTCTCTTTCAATGAGCTTTTTAATATCTTCTATAATTACATCTGCCTCTCTAATATCTTCTTCTTCATGCATTTTATCCATGGAATTATCCTTTACTATTCAACTACTGGCTGAGTAATCTTTTTCTTTAGCATTTCTTTCGGCATTTTTGCTAAATTTTCATAGTCACCCTCATTATTAATGTGTTCTACTTCAGGTTCTTCAATTTCAACATCAAACCACTCTGCATGATCTATATTTGGTCGAATACTTTGTACTTTTCCAAGAATCTTGATTTCAGCTGGTTCTCCAACTTTCATATTCTTGGTAATATCTCCATGAGTTGTTATACTCGCTGAAGATTTAGGTTGAGCTTTAGAATCTAAGGATGTAGGAATTGCTTCCATTGTGTTCTCCTAAAATATTATAGTTTAGAAACGATTTTTTTAAGTTCTTCTAACGGCATTGTAGCAGCATCTTTCTTATCTTCTGGTTTCTCTTGAGGTGTAACATTTTCCACACTAGGATCTTCTATAACAACTCGATAACGTTCTTTGTCGTTATAACATTGAGAAATCTCTCGAACTTCTCCAGTAAGTTCAAGCCGAATAGACAACCCAATTCGTAAATCTTGGGCTTGTTCTTTCGTAACTTCAAGAGAAGCTGTAGGAATTTCTAAATTAGGAGATGGAAGAGCCCTTTCATTAGACATAATTCTCCTTACCTAACCGGCGGTAAAACAGGAGGCATTACTGGAGCAGGTATAGGATTTTGAATCATCGTTTTAAGAGCAGGAAGAGGCATATTTGCCATTGTTTTTATCTTAGGCGGCTTAACAAGAGGTTCACGAACTTCATTTATATCTCGCACCTCATTAAGTTTAAGAGTTTTAGGATCAAGCGTAAAACCCATTGGACTAACTTCGGCAATTTCAAGTTCAACTTTATCCCCGCGTTTCAAGCCCATAAGATTTAATTTGGGGTCTAAATCATGTTTGTTGATCATCAGCATTTCAATACTCCTTTTACAATATCCCCGAAAATAGGGGGTAGACCAAAACTCGCAACTGTGGAGGTCAGTTTCGTCAGAACCATCTACCCCATGAGGTTTTTACACCTCGGTTTTTAAACTTACTTGGAGGGATTAGTACGCTGAAGTCCCAATAACTTCAATAGCGCGGTTGCTATCGAGAACTGGAAATACGCTATAGAATTTATAGCCTATTGAACCAGTCAAGTTGAGAGGATCAGCCACACCAGCATCACCTGGCATGTGAACGATCTTTTCCACACCTTCATTCGCAACATCGACAGACCCAACGGCCTGTTTACCAATGACCCAGTTGTGATAAGTGACAGCACCAGGAGAACCTGCGCCAACACCTGTAGCAACGTTCGGAGTCGCTTGGAAGCGAATGTTAAACATTTTCCCAATTTCCCCACGCAGAACCTTTTCGTGTTCTTTCTCAATGGAGACATACTTATTAACATCCATCCATCCACCGATAGAACTGTCAGCCTGGAGATCAGCAGCCGTCGCCGGATGCAAAAGACCATGGAAACAACCATCATCGAATGGGAGAACAGCAAGAGTCTGGAGAGCCTTTGCAGCTTTGCGGAAATCAACAGCAGCGCAAGCCACTGAAGTCGTCAATTCAGTAATGGCAGAACCGGTATACTGAATCGTCATATTACCAGCCATCTGATTGCGCTGGAGTGTGTCGAACGTAAGTCCGGCATTATACCCAAGCACTTCATGGATAGCTTCTGTAATATTGTCATACGCTTCTAAGATCAAACGATCAGAAAACGCGACATAGTTTCCGTACTGGAGAGGCGTAGCCAGAATTTTTGTGGTATTCCACAGCGCACCATCAGGATTTGTACCCTGTGTGATGGGCGTAGTCGCAACAGACAGAACTACAGGGCGTAGGAACTGAATTTGCGTACCATTTTTGCCTGGCATGGGCCGTTTCTCGGCTGATTCCTGAAAAAACAAAGGAAGTTTCAAGAACTCAAGGAGAACACGGTCATAAAAAATCGCACTAGCGTCATTTAGACCACTGGTGCTTGTTAAGTTTGGATTAAGAGCCATGTTGTTTACCTTTAAGGTTAGCTCAAAGTCATTGCTGACTTTGGTACTTTCATTAACAGAATGTTTCAGTCGGGGCTAAAAGCTTGTCCGACATTTATTCGACTATTAATGCTAATCCTTATCCGGTCTTTCATTTGGGGGGCTTTCGCTTGTCCTTAATCTGAATTACGGGGGTTCACTTCAAATCTTAGTACGTATATACACTGTAGTAATTATAGTACAGATATACACTGTAATAATTATAGTACAGATATGCACCAACTTGTTGCGCTCCGTGCGGTATCAGGATTCACCCTAAGCAACTCTTAGGTAACGTCTCTATCAAGCCGCACGTTTCTTTAAATAATTGCAAGGATGGGAGTCGAACCCACTATTCCCGCGTTATGAGCGCGATGAGATACCGTTTCTCTACCCTGCTATGCGCCTTTAGGTAGTCTCCTATTAAGAGCGTCTTTACCCTGGATGAATAGTCCAAAGACCTAAAGGGCTTGTTTAATCTAATCTACTTGTTTAACATTCGTTAAACATTATTCTTGTGAAATTAATTTCTTGAGATCCCCTAAAGGCATCTCATGTAAAGCATCTTTTGTAAGACCGCTAGAACGCCTACCACCTTTACCAGCACTTCCAATGCCTTGACCATTTAGTTCGAGTCGCATAGCTTCTTGAGCCTTCTCAAAACCTCGTTTCTCAGCAGCCACAATATCAGCAGCAGTTTCTTCTGCCGTTTTAGTTGCAACAACTGGTGGTACAACTGCAGGAACAACAGGTACAACTGGAGCAATAACCGGACTTAACTGTAATGCAAGAGCATACAGATCATCTAAAACATCGCCTGGTGCTTTATTGAAGTTAATCCGACCATCTGTATTAGCAGCAAGATTTTGAACGAGAGGAAATACTCTAGCCCACTCTGGATAATGTTCCTTATCTTGCTCTCGTTTCATTTTCTCAACTACAGTTTCGTTTTTTGTAGCGAGAAGAGATTTCTCTTCTAAGAGAGTTTGCATTTCTTCTGTAGCTTCCTGACGTTCAAGTTCAATTTGTTTCTGGATTGCTTCTGGATTCTTTGCTAATTCTTTATAATCAATTTGCTTTTTGGTCATCTTCTCTAGAGCTGCTTTAATGGCCTTCATTTCATCCCGAAGAGCAGCATTTTCTTGAGAAGCTTTTGTAGCCCACTTTCGTAACTCTGCCGGATCATTAGGTTGCTTTGAAATCTCAGGCTTTGATTCTGTGCCTTTAGCTGCAGCAACTTTAGCAGCTTCTATATCAGCAGTTGCTTTATCAGCTACAACTTTAGCATCAGCAGCAACTTTATCAGCGGCTACTTTCGCTGCCTCAGCATCTACATCAGGCGCAGCTAATTTATCAGCGCGTTCTTGAATATTATCTGGATTGACTTGTGTATTCATTTTAATCTCCGACTTGCTTGTAGTTGTCAGAAATATGTATCCATTTTTCTGACATACTGGCGTTGGAAATTCCTCCAACTGGTTTAAGATTTTATTTGACTTTGTTCTACAGCAGCTTGAATCTTTTCATTCATTGCATCTGTATCTTGCTCATAAATATCAATAGCTTGTTTGGCAATGCGACCTGCCATTACTTTAGAATTTAACCACTGTTTAATTTCTCGAACAGCAGAAATTCTAGCTTGATAAGACTTAAGGTCGTTCATAGATTCAACTTTAAGAATTTCGCCTTTTGTATCATTCATAACATCATTCAAATGATTTTCAAAAATCTTAAAAAAAGGATGCCGAATAAAATCTTCAGCAGAATCAGAAACCACAATGTCTTTTTGTAATTCCACAAGTTTTTCAAGTGCAGCTTTTTCTTCTGGTAACGCATCAGGTGACTCGTTCAGCTCTTTTTGATAATCCATCTTAAGCCTCCAATAGTTTTTCTAATTGCTGACGAATTTTATCAAGTCGTCTACTTTCGCCATAGTTTGAAACCGACAAATTATCCATTGCTGTAATTGCTATCTGAATAAAAACTCTAGGAATATCAGTAGCATCCTCAAGTACAGCAACGGGGATTGAAAACTCTATAATATCTTTCTTAGTTTTACCCACGTTAACCTCCATAGTTTGTGGTTTTATCTTTTTAATAGGTATTTTTATACCTGGTTGAGCAGTTCCACTTACTCCACACTCTTCAAGTTCTTTTGCTGATAGAGAAATAGCTGCAGAATTAGTTGTTCGCGGATGAACATTTCCTACAGGTGGTTCTTTGTCACATCGAGGACAACCTTTAATTCGATCTGAGATCCGTACAGTAATTGGAGTATTACAAATAGCTTCTGCATTGTAATAACCTTTTGATGGATCATTTGGAACGTTTGAAATAGCTGTCATTACAATTCTGGTACATCGTTCAACACCACGTTCATCTACTTTACTGTTCATTAGATTTGCCCTCCAAGCAAATAATTTTATTTTTTAAGCCCTGCTGAAATTCCTTCTACCATATATAACTTTCGCATGTGCGCAAGTGCTTTTTCTTTGGAAACAGATTTTCCCTTACTTTTTCCTGTATCTTTATTTACAACTTCCCATGAATTCCCAATTTTTCTCATTGCGTACGGCATTTAAGTTCTCCTAAAATTATTCTGAACCGGTAGCAGTTGGTAAAGGTCGAACTCCTCGTAAAGTTGGAGCAGGATTTCCTGCCATAGCTTGGCGAAGAATAGTGGCTCCTTGCGCTGCCGTTCCGCTACCTGGAACTGGGGAAGTGACTGGGGGAGCGACTGGAGGAATATTTGGAACAACTGGAACCGCAGGGACATTACCTGTTAAGGCTCCAAGAGGAATAGCTCCACCTCCAACAGCAGGTACAGCATTAGCAACTGTAATATCATCCTCATCATTTCCCATAAGACCCCAAATCTGACGAAGAATTCTCTGATTTGTATCTGGAGTAAGTTGTTGATTGGCTAGAGTATAGAAAGCCTGACCTTGAGCTACCTTAACATCTGTATTAACCATTTCTGAAAGAACAGTCATTCGGAATGAAACATTAGCCCGAATCATCTCAGGAGTTACTATAGTCGGATCAGAGAAAAGTTTGCCATAAAAGGCTCTAATAACTTCATCAGTATTTAGATACTGAAGATCTAAGGCATAACATAATTCTAAAACAGTTTTAATACCTTCATCTTCAATAGCCTTAGCAGCAGTAGCAAACTTTTCTAAGGCCTGTGCTATATTTGCACGAACAGCCCCGACACCAATAGATCCCGTTCCTTTCATATCATCAATAGAACCTGTAAGTGCTTGGGGTACAGTCGCACTAAAAATATCACTAAGAATTTGATTACAGTCTTGAAATGAACTTTGTGTAACATCTTGCACGTCTAGCGGCATAACATCATCCATATTGTCCACAAGGATTATGCCGTTTGGAGTAGCAATAAGTTTTGTTGGATTAATATCTGCTGTGGAACGAACTTTCCACATCCGGTTTAAAATTAGAGTGATATTATCAAGTCGTTGTCGCCGAACAGTTGTTAGTTGATTAATAAGAGACATGACTGGTTCAATCAAACCAATTCCATACCATTCCCCAGGAACTTTACAAAAACAAACCTTAATTAAAGGCCGTCTTTGGTGATAGTAAGGATTAGCAACTGCACGAACAACAATGGTACGATTAGCAATAATAATCTGACATTCTTCGTCAATTCCATCACCATCTAAATCATATTTCATCCACCACTCAAGTAACTCAATATCTGTAGGTGTATGAGTAGCAACTTCTCCTCTAGCAACTTTTCTAAACTGACGAGACTGTTGAAACTTCTGAGTTGTTCCCGTCGCCATTGCCATTTCTTTATTTCCAAAGTAAGGTTGGGGGCTGTCACACATCCGTTCAAATTCTTTTCGATCCATGAACCGACGAATACAAATACCAGGATACTGTTCATCTACTTTAGCATGATCTTGTTGAGGAAACACATCTAAGACATCAATAAAAGTTATATTTGGACGACGTTCAGTTATCTTGTAAGTCTTTTGGTTTATATAAGTAATATCTGTGTGATTAATTCCAAACTCATCAACAGTTATTTTTGTCTGAGGAATTCTTTCCCATACCCAATTCCACTTCACTTTATAGTCTACATAAAGATATGAAGTTCCATAAAGAAGAAGTTGTTTAACGAAGTTTTCATAAACATCACTAAAATGATTTTGAAGTAATTGATCTGCAAGAAGCTTTTGAATATTCTCAGCAATAGGTTCATCTTTTACATCATCAGGTTCTACATCAAAAATAGTATCATTATTTGACATAAAAGAAATAAGTTTAGGAGTAGCAATCTCAATTAGTTGAAAAGCAATAGGAATAAAAATCTTAGATCGTGTTGGAGTAATCGTTGTGCGATTACCGCACATATAAAGACTATAAATATTCCACCACAAAACTTCATAAAGTCGCCGCCAGGCTTCTCGTTTAACAATCTCATTTGAAAGTGTATCTATAATATCTTTTTCAATCTGAAACTTATAAGCTTTAATAGCTTCTGGATCGGGATTAGTTGCATCTTCTATCTCAGGACAACTAATAGTAATTGGGCCTTCAGAAATTTGATCTAAATCATTTTCGCCTGCCCGATCCATTAACTCCTGCAAAGCGTCGGTTGTCGTATCATCCATTTCATATTCCTTTACAGCAGATCTTTATGCCAGATGCTCGAAGTACAATCCTTAAACTCAAAGGACTCATCGAATTCTTTTTCCGTAGGAACTAAAGTCTTTTTCTCTTTTAAATCTAAAGGATCTTTTGGAGGAGGAGTAAAAATTGTTGCCTCTTCAATAGCCATACCGATCTTATGCTTCTCATTTACTATTGTGAGCATATAAGCCAAAGCGATTAAACCATCACAATGACTTCCTTCTCTCCGATCAAAATCTGTACGAGTTTTATTCCAACTTCCATATTTAAGTTCGTGAATTAAAACTTTACAACTTGGATCAACTAAAATTCGATCACTTTCAATCCAGATATTTAAAATCTCCAACATCGCTTCTAAACTACCTGGCCCTTTCTGAACAGGATCAAAAACAATTTTATGTTTATCCTGTAGTTCTTTTACAAGAATAAAATTATTTGTATCACAAACTCGTCTAACTTTTTTAGAAAGATGCCGTTCATTTTCTTTAATAGCTCTTGCTATTTTATCCACGCGGCTTTCTTGAGCAGCCCATACTGATTCTGATCGTACGACTAATTTCTTTGTGACGCTATCATAGTAGGCAAAAGGAAGATGAGTATTGTCTAATGCTCCGCCAATATCCATTGCCGTATACGAAATAAGAGATTGAAAATAAGCCGGTTCGGGGACATGCTTAACATGAGATGATTTAAAATTCGGTGTAATATTAAATTTCTTAGTCGCATTAAATTTACACTCAAACTCTCGCTCAAAAGCTTCTTTAGAAACTTCTCTCTTCCACTCTTCTATTCTTTCTGGAGGATACCAAGTTTGATAGATATTAAACTTAAAATAAGCCCCGCTATCCATTGCATCTTTAACATAGCGTCTAAGGAAAGGGTGATTAGGCTGTCGAGGGACAGTACCATATATCATCATTCTCCCGTTCGAGTCCAGGAGACTAGGAATAACAACTTCATCAACAATGATCTCCAAATCTTCATTGCGCTGGGCTTCGTCAATTACAGCGAGGTTGATACGCGCACCGCGTAAATTTTCGTACGACTGATTTGAACTACCCACGCAAAAAATCTGTGAACCATTTGTGAAAGTGTAAATCCCCTTCATTGGGAGATACTCTGGACGTAAAGACTCTGGACAATCTACTAAAATGTTGTTAGCAATTTCTGAAACGTATCGCTCGATGTTTTTTAGAACAGGAACGACAAAAAGAATGTTGCTCTTTGGATTCTTAATAGCTTCTTCCAAGCAGATTAAAAATCCCACCGTACTCTTCCCCCCACGGCGAGTCCCAATACAAGCAAACTTTCTACTCTTCGACTGTCCCTCCAACCACGCTTGGTATAGTTCCCTCTGGATTGGTTTCAGTTTGTATAATAAGACTCCCCTCTTCCAAAGTTGGTAGATCACTTGAGATTGGCTTAATGGGTTCAGGTTTGCTTGCTCTTCCACTCATGGCCTCCAATAATCTCTCGGTACTCATTGCTGTTTCTTGGATCTCCGGCTTACCCACCGGCGGGTCGATCTCTTTAAGTTTAGGATATGTAAAAGGAAGCAAAGCTCGTAATTCACTGTATTGGGGAGTAGGCTTTCCGCTGCACATCTCTTTCAAACATCTAGCCAATTCCTTATCATAATTAAAACCATATCTTCTAAGTTGGTCTTTGAAATTATTCGATAAAGAACTCTTTACGGGTTCCCCTTTAATTCGGCCAGAACCAGGAAATTTCTTCATCCCCTTCTGAAATCCTCTCATTCCTTTAGGCATAAGTAATCTCTGATTTAGAAATAATAGTTTTCCATCCAATAGAAGGATAAAAAGGAACCTTATCAAGTCCTCCACAAGTATTATGATGAATCCATTCTAACTTAGCAGAACTTAAAAAAAGTCCTTTTCGCATTAACCGCCGGTGCATCTTCACAAAACGGGATTCGAGAATATTCTTCTTATCATCGAAGTCAATATTTAAAGGATCTGGAATGTAAGTCAAGTATATTCCGTAGTATAAAACTGGCCATCTCTGACTTGATATAATCATTTTATACTACTTGATGACTTTCAGTAGTTATAACGTTCAACTTGAACGGAGGAGGACTAAATTTAGTCGGAGGACTAAGTACCTCTTTCTTCTCCACTCCGGCATTGTCGGTAACGGGAGCCTCTACCGGAATTGCCGGTACTCCTAACCGAACGTCATCAATAGCCGCCCGAACTAAAGCCCTCTTCTCAGCGGGGCTGATGAAAGGCAACTGCTCAAATATTCGGGCTAATTCTGTTGTATTCAAATACTCCACCGCGAGATAGGCCTTCATCTTCTCGAAGGGGGTAGCCGTAGATGTCAAGACATCCTTGATATGTGAATAAAGTTGATTATAAAGATTATTCACCTTTGTAATTTGGTCACGACCGAGAATAGAACTCATAAACTGCCTCCATTTAAATATTTTTCAACTCTTGTTTTCCATGTTTTATTTTCATAGTAACCCACATGAAGATTACATTTATCGCATAAAAGACTTCGTACTTTACCAGTTTCATGATTGTGGTCAACGCAAAGGTGCCTATAAATTTCTGAGGCATGACGAGCACACATTTTACAACGACCCTGTTGAATTTGATATAGACGATCAAAATCTACTACTTCAAAAGGTTTTCCATCTTCAGTTAGAATCCCTTGTTTCACCCAACTCGAACGCCGATGAACTGCAGGATGAGTTAATCTATATCGTCGAACGGCCTCTCGATTTTTCTCTTGACTTTTCCTTTGCCACTCAGGATGCAATTTTTTCTGTTCCTTCATTCTAAGTAATTGTTCGGTTCTATGAGCGTCATACCACTTCTTATAAGCTATTTTCTTAGCCTCTAAGATCATGTTATTTGACCTCCAATTCAATCATCTTTTCTACTAAGTCCTGTAAGGCTTTTCGTAGTTTTATACTCAAGGCAGTTACACTAGGAAAACCCGCTAAATCATGGCGGGCTAAAATAGCATGACACCGATCAAACCTATCTATTAAGGAAGCTAAAAATTCCTCCATTTTAATTCCCTCCATTCTGATTTAGTGTGCCTTCCGCTGTCTCTAGGGGAGCATCCAACGTCGGAGCGACGGGTGGGGTATCTAGTCCCTGGTCGCTAGGAGCTTTAGTTTCGGCCAAACCCACCAGATCCAAGGCATTTTTAATCTGAGCTTCTGTAGCCGAGCATTTCACTCCAGGAGGTAAAATCAGTCCTTTCTCCGGTAAAGTGAGTCTTGATGCTTCTTTCTCTTTAGCCTCTAATTCAAGTAGGAAGTCAATGGCTCCCTTCAGCTCTAGTCCCTTGCTTTGTATGGCTCTTCCCTCTTCCTGTAAAGCCCCTATTTTCTTGCTTATTTCCCCTAATTGTGTATTTATATCTCTTATCCTTCCGATCTTCTCTTGTAGTTCTTTTTGTATATCCATTACATTCCTCCATTTGATAGTTTATAGTCGATGGTTTATACTAAACTTAGGGTGCCTTATGGTCTATCCCTAATCTCCATCTCAATCGTTTGTTACTCAAATCTGATGTATATGCGTATTTAGGACAATTTCTCATAAAAGGCCCTATCCAAATAATCTCCTCATCCTATCCAGCGGGGCTGGGGTATAATCTAATCTTCACTTAAGCTTCTTATTTTAATTATTATCTAAAGTTCAATTAAGTTTTAAATAATAGTTCAAACAGAACTGTATCTTTGAATAAGTATATTAAAGTTTAATTAAATTTGAAATTTGGAAAATAATCCCAAACTAATTAACCTAATATAAGCATTTTAAACATCTATCTCAATACTTTATTGGATCACTACATTAACCTAACAAACGCAATATACTCTTTAGTTAATTCATCCATTTATTACCTCTCATTCAATTTGATAATTCTGATTGATTAACTCTCTAGACAGATTAATATAACGTCTGTCTAGCTAATCCGCTATTGCACCATTTCAGGTTGCATGAACAGTTGTCATAAGATTCTCTATGACCAGGAGAGAACAACAAGCCAAAAGACTACGCTTCCAGCTATCAGCCATTATCCATAAGTTTGTCGTGTGAGCGATCATCTGTCACCTAACCGTCAGAGTCAACAGGACGTGTGAGTTTTAGGATTTTTGATAATGGGTTACAATCTTTACCGTTTAAAGTTTGGTGAAGGATAAGGAAACTTTTTGGATCTCTTTAAGAAAAGAACAACAACAGGTGATCTCATCGTAGCCTGCTAATTTCCAAAGGGAGGGTTTTAGCCTTCCTTTACTACATACCCCTTACGCTTAATAGGCGTATATTGCCATTTTAGCAAGGTTTTAGCCTTATTATCTTGTAAACATACGAAAAGGTTTGATAATCAATGCATATATTTGAGATTCTACAACTTACTTTAGATTCTAATTACATGAGTTTGGCAAGAGTGTATTTACGAAACATGAGGATTTCATCTCTTTGTCATTACCTTGTCATCCCTCTCCGTTAGACTATGAGAAAAGTAAGGGGGAATAAAATGAGATATAAACCGGTCTTTGAAGCGAACGAACTAAAGGGCTTTATGGTGTATAGGATAAGA